TGGGAAATCTACTTCCGGAAGTGTGCTTAGTTCGGGCTGCTCATCATCGAAGAATGAGGTATCTATAATAACCTCATGATCTCCTATGAAACTATCTACTTGTTTACCTGATAAACTCAGATACCTTCGTAGAAACGATTTGAGACCTCCCTGCCCACATCCCCGAAAGCAAATCCATACACCTTCTTCTGTGTTGATCGAACACGAGTCATGCTGGTCAGTATGAAAAGGGCACCTAATAGTGAACTGTTCCGCCCCTACTGGGGTATTCAGCCCTGCTTTTAGCAGGACTGCTGACCAGTCAATCATTACTTGCGTCCCTTTCGGTCTAGCTTGTTAGCTCGAACAAAAAGCACAACTTCATTCTCGTAACCGTTAGAATCTCTAACACGACCCCGGCGAATATCAGCTACCGTAATTGGTACAGACGGTTTCCCCGGCCCCTTGCTATTAGCAGTCTTAACGATAACACTGTCCTCATCTTGTTTCAACCATGCGAATAATTGCATTTCTTTCCTCCTAGAAAACGTCATCTATTTCTTTTATCTCACCCTCATCAACATTCCACAAAAAGGTAGACATATCGACCGGTAAATCTCCATCCCTGTACTTCTGGAATTGTATAGAACGCCTGTTATCTGCATCCTCTACCATGCACATAGAAAGTGCAATATCTGAAGCACGGATAAGAGCATCACCAAATGCTACTTGGTCGGCACGGGGGGGCGCAAACATATTTGACGCATCCCTCGTAGCCTGTGTTGATACCATTATAGTTGTGTCTTGGGCTAATGCCAAGTTTTTCAAACCATAGAACAAACTGTGGTTCTGTTCCCACGAAGCTGAATTCTTCATGGCAGTAGATACTAGATATACACCGTCAATGACTGTAATATCTGGAGCATGTTTTCTTATAAGATTAGCTATGCTGTGGAGAGAGATGCTGTCTTCCCCACTTATGTGATCGCATATCAGTAAATTCTTATCGTTTAATTCAGACAGGAACTTAGCGTACTTCTCTTCGTCGATTGGGCTGCCTGTCCTCAAAGCCCTATGGGACAGCCTATAACCACTTTTGTTTGCCATGATTACATCCATACGCATATCAATAGATTTTTTAGTCATTTCAGTGGATACTAGAAGTGTTTTATACCCGTTGAGAGCCGCTGTTGCAGCTATATCAGTACACAACCATGTTTTACCCACTGTTGGTCGAGCGAAGGCAGATATAAGGTCTCCGGGTTGCCAGCCTACGCCCGTAGCATTAATTGATCGGAACGGGGTTTTTATTCCTATAAGACCGTCGCCCATTTTCCGTAGGGCACTCCGCTCTTTCCAATCCTCTAACCTGTCTAAATTACCTGTGTCGTATTCCTGCACATCCTCATCGTACAGAACTTCAATATCGTTCAAATCATGTAATATTTTACCCATTGCTTTTTTAGGGTTTTCGGTAAGTTCTTCCTTGTTACCTGAGAAAGCTGATACAACTTTCCGAAACAACACCTGCTTTTTAAACTCATCTTGGGCATAGCTAAATTCTACTGTTGCTGCATCTTTTCTAAGTTTAGAGAACTCTTCAAGTAATACTGCGTGAGTAGGGAAATCCCTATATTCATCTAAGTATTTCTGTAGAAACATATAAGCATCTTTGTGGACTGCGAAATCGTTCTGAGGGTGTCTAAAAGCTTTATAATTATCCGAATCACATAGGTTAAAGATTAGTGCGGACTCTATAAAATTAAAACTATCACTGTTCATTCTGTACTAATCCTTTACTGAATATAAAATTCTGCCATATGAGTTATGAACAAATACCGATACCCGTTCTTCTGTGGAAGCTTTATCTGCTTCTGCCTTTGCTTCTACATAGATTTTATATGTCCCTAGTATCCACGTTTTCCGCAGTTCAGAGTTTTGGGCGATAACACGGAACAACCCTTCTTTGGGTGCCGCACGACTCATCAAGTCAGTGTAAGGTATCTCTTTTGCTTTGTCAATCGGTGTCATTCCATTTCTCCAACGTCTCTATAGCTTTCGCTAATCTCTGTTTGTCTGATGCGGTCGGGAACCACTTAGTTTCCAAGTGTATCACAGTTCTCCAAATATGCCTAATTTTTGAATCACCTTGTAATAACACACTAGCATACAGATCAGGTCGTTGGCAAGTAGGTAAGTATGAATTAATACCTCCTAATACATACAGCACATGTACATCTTTATGTCCTTGCTTTACTCCACTGTAAAAAGCTCCTACTAGCCGGTCAAACCCGAATGTTTGGATAGCTTCTTTTAGAGCTTTAGTTTCCCTACCTATAAAAGTAGGGCTTTCGTACTCAACATTAAATTTATCTTTATAAAATTTACTAAAGATTTTATATAGTGTTGGTGCGTTTTTAAACTTGGGTTGCGTGGAGGTTAGTCCCAAGGAACTTTTGTTTGACATGCTCCCTCACTGAAGCTAAGGATTGGTTTGGGAAATGTTTCACAAACTGTGTATGTATCTCCTTCAGGGATAGGCCCGATTGACGTAGCGAAAGAAAAGCCAGTTCCGGTTTAGTGAGATTTAAAGAGTCTAATAGGTCACTTACTTCTACTATATGTAACCAATCTTTAGGTTCTTGCAAATACATCTCTTGTGATGCGGTTTGCGAAGGGGAGTCATCATCATAATTTCCACTAAAGAATGTTTGCCCTAGGTATGAAGCTTCATTATTTAAATTACGTTTAGATTTGGCGGCTAATGTACGAATTGTGTTTACCATAGTTGTGTGTAGATAGGTGTGGAAAGTGACTTGTCTATCGGGATCGAATCGTTTAGCTGCTTTTAAAATACATATTCTAAGTTCTTGTGCTAAATCATCTCTATGCAACCCATTAATTTTATATGTTGCTAACATCCTAGTTATTTTAGGCTCCCATTGTCTTATTAAGTCATCATCAATTTCCAATATACTGTTCCTTCTTATACTTGTTGTAACATTGGTTGTTACAGAACGCATGTTTATACTTCAAATCATTCGCCCTCCGTACTTCTGATTTTAACCTATATATGGTTGAAGTGCAATAGTCACAAGAGAGTTTTATACGTCGATTTTTCTCTGAACACTCTTTAGAACAAATGGGTCGTCTTTTCCATTTAGCTAATATGGCAGAATTACAAACCACGCAATACAATACGGGTCGTAATCTAGGGGGGTTAGTGTCAAGGTTCCGTCTTTTTAATATTGACCACACACGTTGTTTACTAGCCCCTAACTCCGCAGCGATTTCAGAGACCCTCATAAACGGGTTCTTCTTCCGCAATCGAACAACTTTATTTTTAAATTTCATTAAAAGTCGTCTATAGAAGCTTGCTTCCGTTCGTATTCCTTTACCCAACTAGATAGCATAGCTTTCCATTTAGCAGCTATATAAGCTGCATCTACATCCCCACTCTCATCTGCACGTTTTAAGTGGGAAGATGCTGCTACTATTCTTGCCCATTGTGCATCTGTAAATGTTACTGTTACATCTGGCATAATCTTATCTCCTTACGTTTGGTTCGATTCCTTAATTATACACCTATACTGCTGTTTCTGTTCTGCCAGCCCACGTTTGTGCAAAATGTGCCATTATTTGAATTTATACCTTATGATTACTACACCTGAGCCACCGCTGCCACCACTGTAACCCGTACCGTCCCAGTAACCCTGAGCACCTCCGCCACCGCTGCCTGTATTAGCTCCTCCATTATATCCACTGAAGCCGTATGCACCCATATTTCCACCGTTGCCACCAACGGCTCTAGTTACTGAAGAGCCTGTAATTGAGGATGCCGTGCCAGTGCCACCAGCACCACCTAAATTCCCTACCCACATGTCACTAGTTGGTATGGAACCAGCAGCACTAGAACCACCACCACCACCTCCTGCTTGGTATGAAAAGTAACCTGCCCCACCAGCATTTCCATACGTGCCACCAGAACCACCACTAGTTAGCCCTGTATTCCCTGAGCCACCACCACCAGAACCAGTTCCGTTTGCTTTACCACTGCCACTGCCGCTCCAACCATTCACTCCTCCTGCTCCACCACCGCCACCACTTGAGGTGATGGACGAGAAAACACTATCATCACCATTGGCTCCTTGAAATGCATGTCCGTCATTCGCTGTTGCGTAAGTAGCTCCTGCGCCTCCTCCACCAACTGTGATTGAGTAAGACGTAGCAGCCACAGTGAAGCCAGTAGCCGTTCTATACGCACCAGCACCACCTCCACCACTTCCACCCTGACCGTACTGGTGGGTGTGACCAGCCCCCCCACCTCCACCTATTACAAGATATTCAACTACGGCATCGATACCTAAGGTAGTAATCTCAAACGTTCCACTACTATTGAATATGTGGTACTTATAATCACCGTCCACAGTACCATCTGTTTCTGTGTTACCCCCGACACCTTTTGCAACTGTGTACGGAACCCCACCACCTGCTCCGAATCCTAATGTTTGATATCCAAATCTACTCATCTAAGCGTCCGTTGCTGCACTAGTTGTGTAATTAATTTTCACACCTATAAGTCTAGCATCGGAGGAGTGATCGTCAGCAGAAACATCTCTAAGTATTTGAAAGAAAGTTAGTTCGCCATCTGCTGCATTTTCAATAGTCATTGCTCCACTGACTGCACTTATATTCAAATCTTCAACAGTCCCACTATGAGCTTTTGCCGTAGCCACAGTAGGAGTAGGATAAGTTTCATTAATAGTGTCGTTGTCTCCAATACAAGTTCCTGACATAGCCCAAGCAACTGTTCCTGTATTTGTAGATGCTGATGTCCAATAAGCTTGGAAAGTTACAGTTCCAGCATTCCATGATTTTGGAAAAGCCACGGAAAATTGAGCAAACTCATCGGAATCTTTATCAAAATCAAGCACCTGTAAATCTGGTCTGCCTGATGTTGTTTCAACATCTGTTATAAATGCACATCCATTACTATTTGTAGGACGCATTGCAGCAGCAGGAATCCACATATCTTCTACACCAGCAGTTCTTGCTAGGGCACCCTGTATTGTTACACCACTACTATCAAACTGAGCAATTAAGCTGTCTCCTGCTGAAATCCCTACCGCATTATCAGCCGGGGAGTATACACCTGTGCCGTCATCAAAGAAAAGCGACGGATCGGCTGCTGTACCGGCCCCAAGACTGATGTAATAAGTTTGTATTTGAGATATCGTTGGCCCAAACGTAAATGTCCCCTGCCCATCCCTTGTATCGGATTGAAAATAACCTATATAGTTATAAGGTTCGTCTGAAGTACCGTCTGGAGAAACATCACCTACTATATTACTTCCGGAACCATTGTTGAATGGAAACAGGTGGTTCCTATAGACTCCTCCGCTATCGCTGGATGAATGAGTTTTCCATCCAGCAGGAGTAGCTAGAGTACTAGCCTGTAATTTTATAGTTGACCCATCTACTGTTGATGACCCTGCATTAGATGATATTAAATAAACATTAGAGTTGGGTGTGTACATTATCAGATGATCTAAATCGTTACCATCTCTCCACAAACCTTGATACCCCCTATTTACCCAACCCCCTCCTACACTAGACTGATACCTAATTAATGAGGTGTTAGTAAGAGAGGTATCTGAACCATACAAATTTAATCCTTGGGCACTCCCTACTCCTAACGAAACTAGTTCGTTCCCAGCACCTAAACCACTGCCATTATAGAACGTCAAGGTACTCCCGCCGTAATGCGCCCTTGTTGTGCCATCACTTGCAGTGGCAGAAGTTCCAGAATAAAATTTCATCCCGGCAGCACTCATTGAAGATAAAATATAATTGTTCTCAGACCCGTCCATAAAGTAGATGGCTTGATTATCTCCGTCTATGTCGAGCCATCTACCTGTTATATCGGATACACTATTTGCTGTATATGCTCTCAGGAAAGCCCCTGTCGAACCTGATCCAGCGGCTCCGGTACCAGCAGTTGACATCTTCATTCGTAACCCAGTCGTAGCCACACTACCTACAGTACCTATCTCAGTTCCAGTTACACTATCCTGATTAACTATTTCGCTTGCATTTATTTGGTCTTGCCCATCAACTGCTAAACCTCCCGCATATTTAGTTTGGGCTTTTCCTCCAGATGCTGCCCCAGTAACGGTAGCAACCAATACATAACCACCTACATTCCTTGTAACCCAATCTGAAGCTATTATAGTGTGGAATACTGTGGGGTCGGTCGGCTTCCAATAGATATAGTATGGCTTATTGGCAACTAAACCGCCAGATACATCGGTAGTCGTAGTTCCTTCTGATATGTGTTGAGAAGACCCATCGCTCAGGGATATTCTGGTTGAACCCCAACTTATAGTATCGTGATCTGCCATTAATAATCCTTTCGGTTAGCTTGTTGGGTTTCCCACATAAAAGACTCCATTATTTTCATCAAACGTTCTTTTGTGTATAGCTGTTATCTCTCGATTAGACATTATAGTTGGTTGTACACTACTACTTGATGAGCTAATACTTTTTATAAGTTGTCCTAACGGGGCATGCATTTGATTGATGAAAGCTTCATCATATCCTGTAGTAGAAATAGAAGTTCGAGTATGTCCTGCTCGTTCAGAATATTTCAAACCCGTAATAATCATATTCCCTGTTACCCCGGCTGCGGGATGCACTACCCTTATAGAACTCCCCGCTCGTAGATAGATGAAGAATCTGTAATATGTAGCCTGTGCCCAACTAGTACCATCATCTAAAGGTGCTGTTATATTACCAGTATCAGTTGCTATAGCTGTCGCTAACGAAGTAGCTGTCATCTTCCCTCCAGCGGCATCTGCCCCATCAAGCTTCTCGACTAGCATCCCGGCTCTGCCCCCAAAACTAACAGGGTGTTGGGCAGGGACTAAAGTATCTCCTGAAGTTCCACTTTGCCCCTGACCTACTAACTTAATTGTAGGGTACCCAAAGATATTAAACGTTGTGCGTTTAGCTGGAATTATAGTTCTCATTAATATTCCTGCTGCTGCCTTTCGTACAGAGTCCCAATCGTTTGTAATAGATGTAGTGTTGTATTTTAGAGGGTAGGTTTTAGAGATACTTCGTTTATCTTTAAATCTTTCTATTATTTTACAGTTGACATTTTTAAATACATCGTTACTAGTTTTTGCAGCCCCGCCAGCATCTGAACTCCTATCTCGTCCAACTACCCCCACAAGACCGGTATCACCATACAATAATCGTGTCTCTGAAATGTAATCTCCATATCTAAATAATACTGGGACATCATCATCAACACTAGCTCCAAATCTATCTACATTCGATGTACAACCATCGCCAGTA